TTGATAAGTGGGTAGAGCAATATGAAAAACACCTGTTTAAAGAAACGTCTGGAGAACGAGAGTCAGAAACAATTATTCTCGTTGACGATTGTAGATATGTTAATGAAACAGAGGCAATCAAACTTAGAGGAGGCAAAACTATTTTTATTGCAGGAGGAGAACGAACTCTTGCGAATGAAGATGGAGCTTGGAGAAAACACGAATCCGAAGCACTTGCAAACCTTATTGAAAAAACTATTAAACACCGGCCTGAAGCTTTAACGCCTTTTTGTCATTTGTTTTGGAATAACAAAAGCTTAGAGGAGCTAGAAGAAAATTTACTTATTGCTTATGAAGACTGGCTTGAAGATGACCCCTGTGATTGTGAGTTATGTCTTGCGCGTAGAGAAGGAAGAGAACCTGATATGGGTACAGTTTTTGAAGAAATAAAAGAAATCTTGTTGTCAGAAAATATTGATCCTTCGGAGATTTTTGATGCAGATGCCAACGATAGCGATCCTTGATGGAGATATTATTGCGTATAAATTAGCATGTAAAGTAGATGTGTACGGTGATGAGTACCTTCTTCAAAACATTAGGGAGTATGTAGCTAGTTGGACTCCTTATGAATGTGATGAGGTTGTGTTGGCTTTTAGTTGTAGCCGAGAAGACAATTACCGTAGAAAGTATTGGCCTGATTATAAAGCACATCGAAGTAGCGTATCCAAACCTGATTCAATGATTGATGTGATTAACTCAATAAAGGCGTTGTATAAGATTGCTTATACTCCTCACCTAGAGGCAGACGATCTGATGGGCAGAGAAGCTTCTGGAGAACGGGCTATTGCTGTGACCATTGACAAAGACCTGAGGTGTACTCCGGGCTGGCACTGGAACCCCGACAAGGAGTGGGAACCTCGTTACATTACGATAGAGCAAGCTGACCGCTTTTTTTATAAACAATGGCTTATGGGAGATAGCACCGATAAGATACCGGGAGTTCCTAAAGTGGGTCCAGTAAAAGCAGATAGGCTTTTAGAACAAAATAGCCCCGCTAATTGGGAAGCTATTGTTATGGTAGAGTACGAAAAAAGAGGTTTGACAGAGGAATATGCCCTAAGTCAAGCAACTTCAGTTAGAATTTTAAGAGATAAAGAAGAACCATGTTTATGGCAAACAAGCTGGATGGGTTAAAAAACCCAGATATTAGCTACGAAGGGATACGAACTATGAATTTTTTTGGTGATTTCATTCATCAGTCTCGCTACGCAAAGTGGCGTAATGACCTCTCAAGGCGGGAAACGTGGACTGAAACGGTTGACCGCTATTGGAATTGGATGTGTGGTAAATTCCCCATCCTTGAAACAAGAGGTGACATCAGGGAATCAATCCTGAAAAAGAATATTATGCCTAGTATGAGAGCCATGATGACTGCTGGTCCGGCTGCTGATAGGGATAATACGTGTACTTATAATTGTTCTTATATTGCATTGGATAGTCCCAAAGCAATGAAAGAACTTTGTTACATTCTGATGAATGGCACCGGAGTAGGGTTTTCTGTTGAAGAAAGTGTAGTCGATCAATGGCCTACAATTCCCGAGTCAATTGAAAGAGCCGATGAAATTATTGAAGTAGAAGACTCCAAAGAAGGATGGTCTATTGCTATCTATGAGCTTATGATGCATCTGTATGAGGGGTGCCATCCTACGTGGGATGTCTCTAAGGTGCGACCGTCTGGAGCTAGGCTTAAGACATTTGGAGGACGAGCTTCTGGACCCGGACCTCTTGAAGATGTGTTTAGATTTATTACTAACATGTTCTATAACAAAAGAGGCAAGAAGCTTAAACCTGTAGATGTCCATGACATTGCTTGCTCTATTGGTAATGCTATTGTTGTTGGAGGGGTACGTAGATCTGCCATGATTTCACTGTCAGATTTGACCGACTACGAGATGGCTAAGTGTAAGTCAGGCAACTGGTGGGAGCAGGAGAGCCAACGTTCTCTTGCTAACAACTCTGCTATTTATAATTCCAAGCCTTCAATGTCTGAGTTTCTTCAAGAGTGGGCACATCTGTACGAGTCACGTTCAGGTGAGCGTGGTATTTTTAATCGATACGGAACTCAGAAATGTATGGAAAACACCCAGAGAGATAACAACTACAAGTTTGGTACTAACCCATGCGGGGAAATTACTCTCCGAAGCAAGCAGTTTTGTAACCTTACAGAAGTAGTTATTAGATCAAAAGATTGTAGCGTTGATATCGAAGCAAAAATCGAACAAGCTACTATCCTTGGCACACTCCAGTCATCCCTTACGCATTTTCCTTTCTTGTCTAAAGAATGGAAAAAGAATAGCGAAGAAGAAAGATTGCTTGGAGTTTCGTTGACTGGTATTTGGGATAATCCAATTACTTATGGAAAGATTTCTATGGGGCAGCTTAGGGGGCGACTTAAAAGATGGAGAGAGTTGACCCATGAGATTAACGCTGACTGGGCTAATCGAATTGGTATTAATCCTAGTGCTGCCATTACAACGGTCAAACCTTCAGGGACCGTGTCCTGTCTTGTGGACTCTGCCTCAGGGATTCACCCGCGTTACGCGCAGCAGTACATTAGAAGAGTTAGAATGGATATCAAAGACCCCCTAAGCACCCTCATGCTTGACCAAGGTGTGCCGCATGAACGCTGCACGAACAACCCGGACTCCACTATCATCTTCGAGTTCCCGCTTTCCGCCCCAGCCGGTGCCATGACTCGCAACGAAGTCTCAGCCATGAGACATCTTGAATTGTGGATGACATACAAAAAGTATTGGACTGACCATAACCCTTCAGTCACAATCGAATACACAGATGACGAATACATGGAGATTGGCGATTGGGTCTATCGTAACTTCGATGACATCCAAGGAATTTCTTTCCTTCCAAGAACAGAACATGTTTACAAACAAGCTCCCTTTGAACCAATTGATAATATTTCTTATCTTACAAGGTGCGACAAAATGCCTATGATTAAATGGTCAAAGCTTTCTGAGTATGAGCTTGAAGATAATACCAAATCAAGTCAAACACTTGCCTGTACGGGCGGTGCTTGCGAACTTGTAGACCTAACAGATTAGGAGAACGAATGCATAATATTGAACAGGTAATTAGAAGGCTTCGGTTGAGTGGAAGCGGCGTAGCTCTTTCTGCTGGAGAAGCACGAATGCTTTTCATTCATTTAATTAAAAAAGTAGAGGACTTAGAAAATGAAATTTCCTTATGTAGATCCGAAGCTAGTGGAGAATCTAGAGAAACTGTTTCCGCTGCTGGACCTAAACTTAGAGGACGCGGAAGACCCAAGTCTGAATCTAAAAGTAGCTCACCGAGCGGGAGCGAGGGAATTGATTCTAAAACTTAAAGGAATTTCCGAACAACAAAATAGGAGACAGTGATGACTTGGACACAAGTAGGTGATTTAGAACAAGTTGAAAGTATGCAAGCTCAAGGAATAGCCGATTACCAGTTAGAAAATATTTTAGAACGTTATGCTTCTGAAGTTTGGGCAGGAACTGGTGGCGGTCAAATGGCAGATAGCAATCAAAATTTTGATATTAATAGAGCTATGCAAGACACTAACACTGGTTTTTCTAATTGGGTATCAAAAATGACCGGAGCTACTACAAATATTAACGAGCAATTTTACAATCAAATTGGCGGTCTTAATATTGATGATGATGGTTATCTTGAAGCTTCTGGAAAAGCCTTAGAACAAATGACTTTAAATTTAGATCAAGCTACTAAACTTTTAGGTCAAAAACAAAACCCTATTAGAAGCATCGGCGATTTACATAAAGTTTATAAAAAAGATAAACAAAAAAGAGAACGAGCTATTAGTTCTTTGCAAGGAGTAGAGTTACCCGGAGAAAAAACTACCGTTAATTATAGAGATCCAATTACAGGTAAAACTATTACTCATAATTTAGGTAGTGATTTAAGTGCTCTTAATAGAATAGGAGAAAGAGAAACAGACGCTCAAGGTTTTTCTTTTGACTGGATTCAAAATAGAATTCAATCCCAACAAGATGCGTACAATGACTTAACTCAAACAGGGGACTGGATTATAGAAAACCAATTAAATAATTACCAAAGCCAAGAAAACTGGTGGGGAACGTCATATTTAATTGATGATGAATGGGTTCCTGAAAATCAAGCAATTGAAAATTTTCAACAAAGCAACCCAGATACATTTGCTTTTACCGCTTTTAATGAATTTTTTGGCGGGAATGATCAAACATTACAATTTTTTCAATCCGGTTCTAATCACGCTAGTGCTACAATGTTAAACGTCTATGATGCTTTTGCTAAAATTTCTTCATCAACATACGGTAATTTATATGGTGCTGCTTTTGATACTGTAGGACAATCTTTGTTGGCTTCAGAATTAACAGGTAAATCTATAGAAGAAACCGGAACGCTTTTAGAAAATCAAGCTTATCAAGCAGAAACCCAGCAAAAAGCTTTAAGAAAATCTATTCAAGACGCTGGCGAAATATTTCAAAAAACAAAAGGTAAACTCCGTAAAAAAGATAAGAAACCTAAAGCTAGGTTCGGAGGATTTAGAAAGGATACCCCAGCATGATGATTCCACCCGGAAAACTTAACGGGTCTTTACCCGGACCTTATTATTTTGGCGGAGGAAGTTACCAAGCCCCCGAAATTGACTACGAGGCTCAGATGCGTAATGCTCAGGCTTCAGCATCATATGCTAAAGAGCAGTCAGAACTTGCTCACGCTCAGGCATTAGAAATGGAAGCTACCCGTAACGCTTACGCTACTGCTATTGCTGAACGAGAGCAACAAAACGAAGCCCAGTTGGCAGCACAGCAGCAGTCTATGGAAGATATGCTTAGTGATGTTCAGGCTGGTGTAGAAGAAGATGAAGAAGAAGGCATTACTAGTGTTAACTTCTTTAGATCATTAATGGGTGCTATGCAGGGCGGTACAGGCACCGCAATGCCCAACGGAACAGGTTCAGGAACACCTACTCCAGCTACCCCAGAAATGGGTCAAACTATTTATGGATCTAGTGCGAGGCCCAAATAATGTCTATTCCCCCTGAAGGTAGTATTTACGAGCGATTTAGGTTATTAGATACAAACAGAACAAGTAAATTAGATCGAGCAAGAGATTGCTCTCAACTTACTATTCCATCTGTTTTACCCCCAGAAGATTGGACAGAACAAGATCCTCTTATTCAACCCAGTTCTTCAATGCCTGCACGGGGAGTAACTAATCTTGCTTCACGAATGCTTTCCGCTTTAATTCCTTTAAACGATTTACCTTTTTTTCAATTTGAAGTTAAAACCGGAGAAGAATTAGATCCTAAAATTGGAGCTTTTTTAGATGTCATTGCTAATCAAGTTTATACTAAAATAATTGGTAAAAATTTTAGAGAGACTGTTTTTTCTGCTTTACAACACCTTATTATTACAGGTGATGTTATTGTTGTAATGGAAGACAATTTTGATTTTAGAATAATTCGACAAGATCATTATGTTATTCGTAGAGATATTGTTGGAGAACCCGTAGAAATTATTCATTTAGAATTTGTTGCTGATAGTCCTAATGAACCTGCGTTAAATACATACGATCAAAGCAGTAGTTACGGTCGTAAAGGTTATAAAACTCTTTTTGTTAGATTAACTTATAACGAAAAAGAAAATAATTGGAATGTCAGAAGAGAAGATACTAATGGTACTCTTATTAATGAAGGTATTTATACTGTATTACCTTATTCGTGTTTACGATGGACTGCTATCCCCGGAGAAAACTATGGTCGATCTCATTGTGAAGAGATTTACGGTGACATCCAGACTTTAGAGTCTTATACTCAGGCTATGCTTGAGGGTATGGCGGCTTCTAGTGCTTTTTGGATTGGTGTTAACCCAGCGGGTGTAACTAATATTGAAGATGTCGCCGGTCGAGATAATGGTTCATATATTTCAGCTAGGCGAGAAGATATTTTTACTTTGTCTCCGTCAGATACGCTTAACCCTCAAATTCAATCAGTCTCAGCAGCAGTTGAAACAATGCGAAGAGAAGTTTCTACGTCGTTTTTAATGTCGGCTGGAGCAATTCCTTCAGGAGATCGTGTTACTGCTACCGCAGTTCGCATGATTGGTTCTGAATTAGAAACTATTCTTGGAGGTGCTTTTTCTTCTATTGCAAGAGACATGATGCAGCCTATTGTTGAAAGAGCTGTATTTTTAATGATTGATCAAAATTTAATTGATCCTAGATTAGCCGAACAATTTTCAGAAGATGGTGTACTTTCCGTGGAAATTATTACCGGTCTTCAGGCTCTTTCAAGAGATTCAGATTTAACTAAACTTATTCAAATGGGTGAAATGGTACGAAACCTGCCACCCCAATCTTTAGCAACCTTTAAATGGGATGCTTATACAACCGCACTTATTACTGCTCTTGGTCTTGATCCAGCTAACTGGGTGAAGTCTGAACAGGAAGTGCAACAAGAACAACAAGCAGCTATGGCACAGCAAATGGCTATGCAGTCAGAACAGCAAACTCTACACCTACTACTGAAACCCCCGCACCTGCGGAGGTAGTGCTTCAGCCCGGTACTCCCGAATATGATGCAGCTATGGCTGCTCGGGGTACGGCGGAACAGGCCGTTCAACAGACGGCTGTTCCTGAGAAGTTCCAACGAGAAGATGGATCAGTTGATATGGAAGCTCTTGCTAAGAGCTACGCTGAACTTGAAAAACAGTTCCATGCTCCTAAAGAAGAAGCTCCTAAACCTACTGAAGAAGCTCCTGTACCTCAAGAGTTTCGTATTCCATCTCCTCAGGATGATTTAGAAAGTGAAGAGCCTATGGTTAAAAGTGAGCTAACTCAAGAAGATTACGCTAATTGGGGTAATGAGTTAGCAGCTAAAGGCGAGTTTTCAGAAGCTACTGTTGCAGAGATCAAAGCTAAAACCAATTTTACAGATCAAATGATTAACGATTGGACTCTTGGTCAAAAAGCAAAACAAAAAGAAGCTTTTGTTCAAGCCTCCCAATTAGTAGGGGGAGAAGAAAGACTAGGTGCCATGTTTAATTGGGCAGCAAATAACCTTCCAAAAGATCAACAGGAAACTGTTAATCAAAGGCTTGCTGGACCTGATTACGAGGTCACTTTATACGGTCTTGCTTCTATGTACGATAAAGCGATGGCTGCTACGCCTAAGGCGCAGGAGCCGGTTCCTCCGCAGAATCGTGCCCCCAACCCGGCTGGGCGTTCCACCGTGGAAGGTTTTTCTTCCTACGGTGAGTTCACTCAGGCGAGATCAGACCCTCGGTATATGCAAGACGCTAATTACCGAAGTGCTGTAGAGGAACGTATGGTGAAGACTGATTGGCAAAGTCTTCCACGTTGAGAAAACGATTTAATTAAACAGAGATGTTTAGGATAATTGTGGGATTAACAAGCTAACGTTGAACCCGAAAGGATAATTCAACCATTGACTATTGCTGTAATTAAACTTTTTTATTATTAAACAATTACTCAATTCTCAAGGAGAATTATTATGGCTTATGTTACAGGAACAGCCGCCTTTGGCGGTGCTGGATCAGCAAATGTTGCTCCAGCAACTGACACTCTTACGTCGGATATTTATCGTACTAGTATGAAAGCTGCTACCTCTGGTGGTGCAGCCGGTGCTAATAAACTTTGGCTTCCTATTTGGTCAGGCGAAGTTATGTACGCTTTCGATCAGTATCGTGTTTTCGAGCCTCTTGTTGAGTCTCGTACTATTGCTTCTGGTCGTTCAATGGAATTCCCGATCATGGGAAGTGTTGCTCTGAAACCTGCGTGGTTTGCTGGTGAAGAACTGCTTGGTAACACTAACGATCACGCAAGCACGACCTTTGCGGTCAACCTTGATGCTCGTCCCATTGCAACTTACTTTGAAGTTGATAACATTGACCTTATGATTACGCAGTGGCAGTATCGTCAGGAACTGGCCCGTCAGGCTGGTCAGACGCTTGCTAACGCTCGTGACCTTCAGGTCGGTTCTTATCTTGTCCGTGCTGCGGCTGAATCGATTCTTGCAACCGATCCCCGTAAAGAAGACGGTGATGATTGGACCAAGACGCTTAAAGATTCGCCTAGCTTCGGCAGCGCATTTAGTCAGAAGTTAGAATACCTTGATTCAACTGATGCTACTGACGCTGAACGCGCTGATGGTGCTTTGGCTGTTCTCGCTGCAATTGAAGACTTTATGATTCACTTGCAGGAGATCAACGCTGACACCTCAGGTGTTTACTGCGCTGTGACCCCGCAGACCTTCCACGATATTCGTGCGCTTGGTGTTGCTCGGGACACTGGAGATCTTTCCGGCGGTGCTGGCCGTCCGTTCTTCGGTGGTGTTGCTGATGCTGGTGGTCTTGGTACTGGTCTTCGTGAAGGTATGATGGCTATTAGTGACTCGCTTGAATACATGAGTGCTCGTATCATCAAGTCTAACCACATTCCTAACTGGGATGCTCGGGCAACCGGATCTGCTTACAACAAGCAGGTCATCGGTGAAGCTCGTTACAACCTTGACTTCTTATTAGAAGCCGATGGTAACGTAACTCTGACTACCGCTACTCGCACTCAGAAGGGTGTTAAGGGTATGATTTGGCAGAGCAAGGCTATTGCTTCTCTGTCGCTTCAGGGCATGAAGGTTGATTCGGTGGAAGACATCCGTCGTAACACCAACTTTACTGTTGCTTCGATGATGGCTGGTACGGGCGTTCTTCGTCCCGAATGTGCTTCGCTCATCTACGCAGGTGATAGAGCCTCAGGTGCTACTGCGGCTACTAAGGCGCAGATTATGTCCGCTCTTGGTGGAACTGCGGAGTACGTTGTTACGTCGTAATTAAAATAGGATCTTTTGGAGGATATTTTTATGTCTTACAAACTCTTTTGAAAGAGGTGATCCTATCTCGGCAGCAGGAGTTGTCGTTACCTGCAAAAATTTATCGCCGTGGCCCCCGAAGGGGGGCTGCGGTGTTTTTTCTTTGAGAGGAGATTATTATGGGTTATATGACCAAACTTGATGCTGTAAATCAAATGTTAATTTCAGCAGGAGAAGGTATTGTTAGTGATTTAGAAAACCAAGGTAGTGTTGATACTAGCATTGCTGAATTTATGTTAGAACAAAAAATTGTTGATTACCAAATGAGGGGATTAGCAAACAATCAAATTAATAAAACATATAAAGTAGATTCTGGTTTAACTATTGAATTACCTAATAATACTTTAAGTGGTTGGTTAACATCAACTCATATTAATAGTGATGGAGATCATATTAGAGGAATTATACGAGGTAACCCTCCTTATTTGTACAATTTAACTGATAATACAAAACAATGGAAAGAAAACACAGAATACTATGTATATTTAGTTTTAAAATTTGAGTGGGAAGACATGGACACAAATGTTCAAAAAGCCATTGTAATGCAATCTTCTAGAGAATATCAAATGTTATCTCAGGGTGATGGAGATGTTGATAATTATCTTGCTCAACTTTCTCTTTATTATGATAGCCAAGCAAAAGGTTCTGATAATTCTCAAAAACGATATAATATTTTTAACGGGCCAGAGTCTTCTGTAAACAATGCTGTAAGCAGAAATTCATCCCATAATCAAAACCGATACAGATACCCTAATGTATAAGGAGACTAGTAATGCCGCCCTATGATAGAAGATCCAGACAACGCGGGTTTAATACTAGAATTCCTATTAATACTCTTAGTGGGGGTGTAGGTAGACAAGCCCCGTCTAAACGATTACCAACAGAAGCTGAAATTATAGATAATGCTACGCCTACTTTAGAAAAATCTATTGAAAAAAGAGCTAATTCAAACCAGTTAACTACTTATAATAATATTGCAGCTTCAGTAGCAAAAGACTATGGTGGTTTAGGTTTACCCGGACCTGTGGGTGCTAATGCCACTTTAACTATTCCTACTATTGCTGATGTTGCTGCTACCTCTGAATGGACTTTTACATCTATTGGGGTTGTATCTAGTACAATTAAATTAATTAGTACTGATTTATCTGAAATTAATTATGTTATAACTAAATTAGGTAACTCTGGTTTTTTAACAGAATCAATTACTAATTTTATTTTTATTGAAAAAGCAACAAATAGTGGTACTATTACTATAAAATCGTATGATGGTACAAGTAAAACATTTGTGGGCGTAGACGGTTTTTCTGGTACTGCCGGTGCTTTAAATTCAGACGGTCATTTACAGTTTAATTCAGGAGAAGGAACAGCTTCTAATTTAAGAGCCGAACAAGCTGCATTAAATTTCCAAGAAGCTTTATATAGTGCTAATGGATTTAATAATAATGCAAGTTTAAATTTTACTTTTAACGCTGCTGCTGTTGTAGACGAAACCATTACATTAACATCCTATGATAATACTATTGTAACGTATCAAAGCAAAGCTAATGGTACAGTCACAAATGGAGATTTAGCGGGATCTAACGTAGTTTTTAATGCCGGTACGTCTGGTACTGAAGCTGCTACTAATTTAGAAGCCGCTATTAATTCATCAAACGGACATAATGCTACGTTTTCAGTTGGTACTGCTACATGGACTTTTAATACAGGAACCCCAGCCGCTGGTTCCGCCACTATTACACTTGGTTTTTTAACTAATTTAGGAACAGTCGTTAACAAAACTTATGTAGCAGAATCTAGCGGAAGCAACGGTGATTTAGATGGCAGTAATATTAAATTTTTGCGGGGTAATTCAGCAAATGAAGTAGCAAGTAATTTAAAACAAGCTATTTTAAATAAAAACGGACATGGAATTCATTTAAGTCCCTCTAACGTTACAGCTAACACAGGAGGAGTAGCAGCCAGTACTACATTTACTTTTACTGGTGCTGCTGAAACTAACGGAACTTTAAGTTTAATTGATGCTTATGGTACAACTAAAGTTTATAAAGCAATTGCTTCTTGTTCTGATTGCCCTAAATTAAACAGCGGAAATATTGAGTTTTTTAGGGGCACAAATAAAGTAGAAGCAGCTAGAAATTTTGCAGAAGCAGTCAATAGCTCTGTAGGACATAACGGTAAAATAAACGCAATTGCTATAAGCACGGGTAAAGTAATTTTAACTCAGACTGAAAGCGGAACAGTAGGCAATACTACTGTTACTAGTGCTAGTAGTTGGGATAATGCTACTAACCCTAATCCCACTAATTTTACAAGTGGTGCAGGTGGAGGTAACATTGTTGTTACCCAAGCTTATGGAGGAACTAGCGGAAATACTACTATTACAGATTCAATTGATTTTGTAGCTGCTTGTAGTGTAAACCCTCCTGCAACATTTACAGGAGGAGCATCAGGTGGATCAAGTGGTACTAAATTTACGGTAGTTAATTCAAGCGGTGCTTTAACTCTTACAAATGTAAATAGAACTACTTTTTCTACAAGCAGAGTTAATTTATCAGCTAAATTTACAGATTCTTTATCTGTTCTTCCTTCAGCTAGATTTGGTAAAATGCACTGTGAGGTTATAGGCAGTCAGGTTATATTAGAACAAACTATTGGGGGAGATACCGGAAATACAGCAGTAACTACAGCAAATAATTTTACTGATTCTTTATTTTCTAGCTCAGTAAATGATTTTTCACGTTCTTCTTTAACTTACATTAATCGAGGAACTACGGTTACTGATTTAGCTAATCAATTTAAAACTGCTGTAGAAAGTACCGCAGGACATAATGGTAAAATAACCGTTGTTACTGCGGTAGGTAAGGTTACATTAACGCAAACAACGGCAGGACCAAACGGAAATACTAATATTGTTTCTGCTAATTCTTTTGATTCTTCTATTACCGGTGGATTACCTATTGCTTTTACAGGCGGCGGCGATTTAATTAGTGCTTTAAACAATGAAGTTATTCAAATTACTGACGTAGAAGGAAACAAAGAAACTTTTACGTTTCAAACCTCAACTTCTAATAGTTCTTCTTCTGTTATAGGTATTAAATCAGCTACTACTGGAGCTATGATTACTACGGAAGTTATTAAAGCTATTAATTTAAACTCAGTTTTAAACGTTACTGCAAGTAGTAGTTTAATTAACAATGAAGTTTATTTAGTTATGGATAATATTGGCGGTAACGGTAATACAGTTACTTCATCATCTTCTAGTATTGACGATGTTATTTTTGCTCGGGGGTCATTAACAGGGGCTGATTTTTATTATTATTGGTTTTCTGTTAGTGATACTTTACGTTATCTTTTAGTTGTTAATTATACAGCAACTGTAGGAGAACCTTTATTTTATGTCTACAAAATTGATACTGAAACAAATAAAATAGAAGATCAAACTCCAACTACTTTTCCTGATCCAAGTGTTTATAGTTATATTACACATAAAAACGAAAGTAAAAAAGCTAGTGAAGCTTTAGAAGGTATTACAATTGGCACTAACATTTATATTTTAAACAAATTTGTTAAAGCTGGTTATAGTTCTAAAGAAGATGGTTACTTATTTAATTTAAACGGGGAAACAAAAGTACCCAACGAAATCGATTACAAAGGTAAAGAAATTATTTATTATACGTCTTCTCTTGTAGACCCTGAAGGCATTGCCTCTTTGTATATCCCTAATAAAGCTTACTCGGCTGGTACTGAAGTATATACTGCTACGGGTGTTTGGAAAGCTGTTACTGATATTAGAGCAGAAAGTACTAATACTTTTTCAGCAGCCGATACTTCAGAAACGGTTACTCCCGCAGATCCGGGTCCACCAGATTACCTTACTTCTTCTAATGGTGCTAGTACCCCTGATTTAGATTATAACATTTGGTATCCTTATACAGCTACGTCGGGGCCTCAAAATCCTGCTGCTATTGCTGTAGACGGTAAAAATAGAATTCAATTAAACGTAAATAGAACATCGTATAATTCAACCACACAAACGGCTGCAACAGAGTGGGCTGAGGGTATGACTCCTTCTGTTCAAGTAGGAGATACATTAGAACGAAAATGGAAAGAAACTGTTAAAAGCGCGTCTGGTATTGAAACTACAGAAGGCGATCTTGTTTATGATACTAACCATTCGCGTAAAGTTGCTGATAAAGGGGATGGAACAGATGTAGATCCTCCAGATACAGCCACAGGTGCTCAGGACGATGAATACATTACGTTGTGGCAGTACATGCGTCCAGTCGAACAGATTCCTGTTCAGGATAACCGTTACGTTAGTAGAGTTAAACAATATCTTGGACAATCACTAAGCGATTTTTCAAACGTTAAACTTCCTCCTCACCCTTCTGATCCTATCGATATTATTGATAAAGTCGCAGAAATTGATAGATACGCTGAAGGCAATAGAACAGGCGATGCTGCTAGAACTATTGGTATTCTTTATGAAGATAAATCTGTTAGTGATTATGATGATGAAAATAACACTACGCATGAGTTTGGCTTAGGTAATCC